ACCGAGACATTCAAAGACTCCCCTAATTTCAAAACAGAAACGTTTTCAAATGGCTTATCACTCATCTCAAATGGTAAATTCTCATTATCATTTTGGAAAATATAATTAATACTTTCCCTAGTTTTATCACACCATCTAATTGCTAAACCCAAACCAGATTTTTCATTTCCAGCCACATGCATACCTAATATTCCGAAATTATTACAAATAATCGCTCCACAAAGACCAACTCCATGTATATCATACATGAAATTATTCCCGCTTACGCTAACTTCATAATTACGCAGTAAAGGTATTTCATAAACAATTGGAGCTACAGGGTCAATATTATGAACTCTGCAACTATCATATTTCCCAAATGGTGTTAGCATAGTAAAGTTTCCATCTTTATTATTCCCAAAGCTAGCTATCTTACGAAAAACTGTAGGCAAATTACGTGGTAACTTCACTACACATACATCTTCATCTCGTTTCAAAAACACAACATCAACTCTTAACTTATCATAAATAACATGGTTTTTAACCTTATCCTTAAATACTGTCAATTTAACATTTTCAGGGGTTAAAACTGCATGACTGGGTAACAATACAAAATGTCCACTTAACAATCCTATCACATGAATTTTACTATCATTCTCATTCAAGACTGTTACTTCTCGCAAATTTGAAACGAGACTTTTGTGATAAGTACCCATATCACTAGTGTTAAATAAATTAGACATTTGTGATTCTATACTAAAATTGGTGTTTTTCTCATTAACCTTACTCCGCTTATTAAATATACTTTCTATAGTGAAGCGCATTACAAAAACTACAGCTATTAAACACACATAAATAGCGATAGATAGAAATTCATCGTTATTCAAAATAGCATCTAAAGTAGAATTTATCCTCTTAATCAACCACGCTGCTGCGTCCTCTATAAAAGCAAAAACAGTGTTACGCGATTCTGTCTTTCCTTCTCCAAGTTCATCGCGCAAGGCTCTTAATTTTTGATTCAACACTTCTACATCTATGTCTTCATCACACTCATCACTAATTTCATCTTGCCACAAAACACTATCTGTGGCAGGTTTGATACCAGAGTTAGTAAAACTCCACTCAAAGATTCCTTCAGAGTTAAACCCGCAATTCTCTCTAATCAAATCTAGCTGTGATTCAGTTAAATTATTCGATACTAAGCGCTTTTTATTTACGTCTCTAAAAGCCTTTATAACACTACATACCCAACTATAAAATTCCAAATCACCATTAACTTTACTAAAATTAAAGGATTGTTTTATACCTTCAAATTCACTCTCATTACGAAAGTGAGATGGGAACCCCTCAAAAAATGTTCCATTTTCTAAATTATATGATTTCCAACATGCAACACCACTATATTCACCAGCAAATTTGACTTTTGAAAAATCAAGAACTACACACCTTCGCCATAGTGCTGGTAACTCTCGTATACCATCAGTTCTAACCAAAC